TTACTTATTCACAGATTTATCCACACTTTTCTTAGCATTATTCATAGCAACTTCTATTGCCGAGGCAGCTTCATCTTGCATGCTCGGGAGTAAGTGGGAGTAACGGTCCAAGAACATTTTCACACTGCTATGTCCTAGCCGTTCAGCTGCCACCTTAGGATTAATATTGTTTTCCAACAGCATGGTAGCATGTGAATGCCGCAGATCATGGAATCTTATTTTTGGAAGCCCAGCTTTCTTTGTTAGATAATCAAATCGGTCGTTAATTCTCCTTGGTTGAACTGCATTTCCATCTGAATAGCAGCATATGAGGTCATTATCACTATATAAATCTTGTTGATGTAGGATATCGGTTTCTATTTCTAAACGTCTATTTTCTAAATCCTTAATCAACAAATCGGAAATTGCAATTGTTCTTTTCGAGTTTTCAGTTTTAGGTTCTTGAATTATTATACCTTCACTCGGCGTCCAAACAACATTTTGTCGGACGCGGAGTGTTTTTGTTTTATAATTGAGGTCTTTCCATCTTAGCCCGAGTATCTCTCCGCGGCGCATTCCCGTGTGAATAGCTAATGAAAACACGATATAATGAGCATGACCTACCGCTATATTCAAAAATTTCATGCATTGTTCTACAGTCCAGACTTTCATTTCCTTTTTCTTTATTCTCGGTGGTACAACTTTGTTAATGGGATTATCCTGTATCATTTCCCATCGTTCAGCCATCTTAAAGACATTCCGAAGCACAACATGAATATGACGAGCATAATCACTCGAGTATTTTTCTTGTAATTGGTTATAAAAACGGGTAATTGTGAGTGGCTTAATTTGCTGTAATCTTTGCATACCGAGAGACGGAATTATACGTTTCTGCACAATAGATTCTTCAACATCATATACATTTGGTTTATAATTTGGCTTAGCATATTCTTTTAACCAAATCTCTAGAAAACCACCTAAAGTAATGTTATTACCCTCTACATAATTTCCTTGATTGATTTTGGTTATCGCTTCAGCACATGCAGCCTCCGCATCCTTCTCTCTTTTATATCCGCCCTTTGTTTTTTGTCTCCTTGCCCCAGTAATAGGATCTGGAGTAAGATCTATCACGTATGTCCACGTCTTTCCTCTTTGATAGGTATGGCCTTTCACATTAATCCCCCCAGTTATAAAAAGGAATAATATCCATCTGCATAATTTCTTCAATATCAGACATATAGACAATTAGCTGAGCAACTTCACTAAAATCAAACTCATCATTCTCTACGTACTGAACTAAGTTCTTTTGATCTACCTTTATTGTTTTCTGAATGCGGTACAACAACGAACGGAAAGTAAATGCCAAAGTGAGTTGGGCGTTCTGGATCAAGTATCATATCTGATTGAGTAATTGTTACACTCATTATCTCGTCATAATAATCTTCTGTGCGTTGTTGGTTAAATGGAGCTTCCAGTGGGATGTAGAAACTTTTATCCCACTGGATTTTTCCGCGGCCGAAATTGATAATCATATGTATCGGGAGAAGTTGATCTTCGTGTTCCTCGTAATTAACTGTAATTTTCGGCGGCATAATATCCCTCACGCTCTCTCTCTTCTCTATGGTTTCTTTTTCTCACGAATTCCTCAATGATCTGTTTTAAGTGATCTGGTGACACCTTTTCAGAAGGCACTTTGAATGCTTTACGACGTTCGTGGTCTAGCTTCCCCCAATAAATACGGTTCTCAATTTGTTGTAATCGCCGCCGAACCAATTTCTCGGTAAGTGTAAAATCCTTTGCTATAGTCTTAATAAGATTGAAAGATGGAATTTCCTTGTATTCTTCTAACATATATATTGGCATCGCCGCGTACATCAGGAATAAATTAGCCTGTGATTCTTGAAAATCCGTAAACAGTTTAGGAAGATGGCACTGATCCCCGATATGTCTAACAATGTGGCCAATTTCATGAAATGACTCTTCTCTCTGTTCTTCTTTACTCTGGAGGACATTTAAGCGTATCAGAGCAAAATCTCCATCCCATAGAACTTTTGTTTTATCTACATGAGTCTCAATCATTGCACAGAAGAGAGATGCTATAGCATCGATGTCCATATCTGAAGGATAATAGATGCCATTTTCTTTGTATTTAATGTTAATAAATTCTTCCAAATCCGTTGTAGTATAAAAAGTTAAATCCATTCAGGATGCCTCCAAAATTAAATTAACAAGAACGCATGTTCTATTTTATCTTGAAAATAAAAGCCCAAGAGGGCTTTACTTCTTTTCTCCATTAAGTTCCTTAAACAATCGTTTCTTTTCTTCAAACATTCTTCTTTCTTCATCAGTAATTTCTGATGGTTTTCCATCAATGGCAGCCTGGTTAAGTTCATATGTAGGCATATCGTCATTTCTTGGTTGAAGAGCAGCTACGTTAGCCGCTGATATTGATAACCGGATCTTTAAATATTCATTAAGCGCCTTCCGTTCTTCTGGTGGAAGTTTTTTTGTTGTTTCAATTAATTGTTGTAAATCGGGGGGTGAGTTATCTTCTTCTTCAAGAAATTGAATAACCGTTATCCCAAATGCAGTGCATAGACGTTCGATAATATCCAAAGTAGGCTGTCTTTGACCTGCTTCAACATAGCTAATAAATGATTGTGAAACCCCAGATATTTTAGCCAGTTGAGTTTTACTTAAACCGAACGATTCACGAAGTTCTGTCAATCGCTTGGATACGTTCATAATTTTTCCCCATTTCACCTTTGAACAATCTCTATAGTGATTATAACATATGTGAATTAGCAATATACCATCAATATAGTGTTGACTAAATATGACCATAGTGATATTATCTAATCACGGAGGTGATGACTGGTGAAGAAATTAAAAGAACTAAGGAAAGGTAAAGGATGGTCCCAAATGGAACTTGCCAAAAGATCAGGTGTTTCTCAGTCCTTTATTAACTATCTTGAGTCAGGGACAAAGCAGCCTACTCTAACAACATTAAATAAATTGTCTTCTGCACTGGGAATTTCCGTTTCAAAACTTTTAAGTGAGAACGGTGAACAGGCCGTAGCAAAGGAGGTAGTTTAAATTGATCAAAATACAAAAAGCAAATCCCGTTTCAGCAAGACCATTAACTGTCTCAGAGGCATTGCTAGTAGCATATGAGCAGTCAAAAAAAGTTGAAGAGCTAGAAAGACAGCTCACTGAACTGTTGTCGAACGGTGATTACCCAGAAGTGCTACGCCCAATTGAAATTTCGAAACTCATGCGTGTGGGTCTATCAAAGGTATCAGAATGGACAAGAGATCCATCATTCCCAGTCCTCAACAAACGAAGAAAAAAGGGCGAAATTATTTGTGTTCGAAAATCAGATTTATTCTCTTGGTTAAAGAACGGTCGCATAGATGATTCCCATGCAGCTATATAAAAAGACCGCCGCACAAATATGACAGCGGCAGGAATGTGGCGGTGATTCTGGTAGCCGACAGAACCAACTTGTTATAGAGTAGCATACACCCATTTCTTGTCATAAAAAACACCTTAAATTGGACAAAGGAGAGGATTTATCTATGCCATTTGGACAAGTTCTTGAAACTGTGAGAACGGGACGGGGCGAGACACAAGAAATTCCTGCGAAAGTAGCCCATATTAGCCCATCGATGCTTAGTAAAGTTGAGAAAGGGACTAGGACCCCAACCAAAGAAGTCACAAAAAGCCTTGTCGCCTACTACGATTCACCAGAGTTGTATATAGCAGCCCAGAGTGACATTTCAGACGGGGCCTCAGTTCCTTATTTGGATAGAGCAGACTTACATAAATCAACTACACATTTGAAAGCACAAGAGGAGACCAAGGAAGCGTTTGAGTCTCTTGGTAATGTTCCTATAACGAAGCGTAAGGATCAGCTAACAACGAATGATTTGTCAGTTATCGAAGATTCCATCATGGAACAAATCGAGGCTATTACTGCATTAATGCATAACGTAGCGATTCTATGCAAGGAGTACGGATTCTCTTGGATGAGACTTTGGCGGAAGCACCGCATGGAGTTAAAAGAGAAGGGTTACTTAAATTAATGAGAGGGGAATTGATATGTTTGCTGAAAGACTTGCAGATTTAGGATATAAATCAGGGTCCGTTTACGCAACTGGCGTTTTGAAAGCCCGAGATGTAATAAGAATGGCAGCGGATTTCCGAGCACAGGAAACAATTAGTGTAATGACTAAGCGGATTCTTAGTGAAAACGGGGTATCAGTAAACGAAGAAATAGCCACCGCTGGACACGATGACTATCTCGGAAAAAACGTTTTAGAAACAAATTGTGCTTTTAGTATACCTCTCATGTCATCGGAAGACAAGGGGGCGTTGGTGAATGCGACTTAAAAAATACGTATCTCAGGCAGAAATAAACCATAAGAAATACGGATCTAAGTGGAAGTTTCCGAAAGCAAGGAAATTCTTCAAGACAGTTATCGGAACGGATAAATTTGTTGAAGAAAGCCCTCGTGGTGCTGGCGATACGATTTTCAGTTTTCGTAACGATCTCATCTGGTTAGAGGCATATGTTGGTTATGGTTCAGATCGTATAGCGCTTAAATCTGTAAATCCACATGAAACAATAGGTTACTACGATTTTGAAACATTTGAAAAAGATCACGAACGTGGTTGGAAAGAGCATGATCTGAACTGGGAAGAAACGAAAAAGCAAATCAAATATGAAACGTATGATTGGTTGAATACTTTAGCCAATAGGGATGAACCTCGCTTTAAAGAGGAAATTCGCAAGATTAAAGAAGGCGAGTATTAGGTTTTAGCAATCTCGTGCGATGCTGCTAAAGCATCAAGGAATCACTAATTTTAACTGCGGAGGTGACTGCGCAATACATAGAACAATTTTATATGAAGGCAATGAGTATATCGTAGTTGGTAACTTTCTTCAGCCTGTATGGGCATATCGTGAAGTTGGTGATGGATTGATTGATTTGTACCGCAATGCCATAGGAGCTGTGGTCATTGAGCGGCTTCCAGTAGAACTTTTGAATCTAGTAATAGGTGATATTGAGTCTCAGAGGGATATAGCCTCAATGGAAGTGCTGAAAGTCTTAGATTTAGGGTTAGATTCAGCAATTGAGGAAGGAGGTTGAAAGGTGTATGGCACGACCGACCAAAGAAGGATTAGAGTACTTCCCAATTGATATCGGCATAGAAGGGGATGACAAACTTGTTGTCGTCATCGGTAAACACGGAACGTTGGGATTCGGAATAGTAGTAAGACTTATGGCTGAAATTTACAAGAATGGTTACTTCTATTCATGGACAGAACGGGAGCATTACACCTTTAGTAATCGCATTAATGTTGACATAAACGTGGTACTATCTGTAGTTTCTGAGTGCATAAAGTGGGGTTTTTTCCATCAAAAACTATACGATGATTACAACATACTTACCTCTGCAGGATTCCAAAAAAGGTATCTTACAGCAACATATCGGAGGGCAAAGAATGGCATACTTCCCGAGTACCTTTTAATAGTTTCTGATGACAAAAAAGAGGTTATTGACAACAAAAACCCAGTTATCGAAGGCAATATGTCAGCAGAAAGTACACAAAGTAAAGTAAAGGAAAGTAAAAGAAAGAAAAGTAAAAATATAGAATCTAAGAAACCCCTTTCTCGGCAACCAAAAACGTACGCCGAGGACAGCCTTTATTTTAAAATGGCATCTTACCTTTATCAATTAATTATGAATTATGCAGAATCATTGAACGTAGGGCATCTAGTACGGGGTGCCAATATTCAAAGTTGGGCTGACGATTGCCGCAAAATCGTAGAACTGGACAAGCGTGATAAGGACGAAGTTCGAAAAGTCATGATGTGGACGACAAATCATTCATTTTGGCAAAAAAATGTGCTGAGTCCAAGCAAACTAAGAGATCAGTACGAACGGCTTTGCATAGAGATGGCAGCTGACACACGTAAGAATTCGTCGGGAGGAGGATCCCATGAAAAAGATCATCGAACAAGTGGACAAGCAGTCGTTGCTCAATCGGCTGAATCAATTACGGGCGGCCAAACCGGATGGATTCGGACAAGCAGAAACGCCGATATACAAGTGCAAGCAATGCAGGGATGAAGAAGGATATATCGTAAAGGTGCCACACACCACGGTTACGGTTAGCGGCGAAAGCGTGACACATGATTTGGACGTTTGGAAAGAATGTGAATGCAAAGAACAGCGACGAATCGATCGTGCATTTGATTCGAGTAAGATCACTTGGGAATTCCAAAAGAAAACGTTTGATAACTTTTCGCTTGCTTTTAGGCCTGAAGCCGTGAGGGACGCGTACCATTGCGCCAGAGACTATGCATCCAGATTTGGTAGCTTGTGCAACCTGAAAAATAACAGTATCGCTTTGCTTGGCAGACCAGGAAGCGGAAAAACTCATTTGCTCATGGCAGTCTCTAACGAACTCATGGGACAAGGGAAGAAGGTTCTATATTTTCCTTGGGTAGAGGGTTTCAGTGAGATTAAAGACGATTTGAGCATGACAGAGGAGCGGACGCGGCGCATGCAGCAAGTGGATGTCCTCTACATAGACGACATGTTCAAGGGACGGAGAGAGCCGACACCGTTTCAAATCGAAGTAGCTTTTGCGGTCATTAACCACAGATACATGGAAAAAAAACCAATCTTGGTATCATCAGAACGAGATATAGACCAAATTTGCGACATCGATGAGGGGTTAGGCAGTCGGATCAACGAGATGTGCAAAGATTATAGAGTACTGCTAAAAGGCGGACGTGAGATGAATTACCGTCTGCGTGATGAGGAGGATGTTGGATGATGATTGGAAGCAAAGATTTCGAATTTGATATTGCCCCTGAAACACTGGCTGAGCTCATAAGAGCAGATATCGCCTTTGAATACGAGGAGATGAGATGGGAAGATGGCGGGTTGGAATAAGAAGCGCCGGTGCTCCAGAGATCAGCTTCTAGAACTCTATGTTGCTCAGCAGCTAGGAGCCACGGAAATTAAACGCATACTTGGTTTATCAAGCGAGAAATCCATTTACCTACTTCTGAAGCAGTACAATATTCCTTCCAGATCATTAAGCCAGTCGGCGACGATCCGCGAATCACGTAAGAAGGAACAATGTGAGGTGACATGAGCCCTTGGAAGAATATAACGAAGAAAATCAAGCAACTATTGAAGACTTTATCAAGGAGGAAACATGACAGCAATTAAGCTATACGAAGAGTTTATTTTAAACATCAAGGAAGGCGATGAAGAAGTGATATATCTCCAAGGACGTCCATTTATTATTGCACCTGCAACAGATGACGATGTGGAGAGGATTGGAAAAGGTTACTTCTGCATGGATTAAAATCTGATTTCAAGGGGAGGAACGGGGATAATGCAAGTGTTAATTTCTTTTCAAAAAGACGGAAACGGAAACTATGTGGTTCGTTACAAGCAACAATCTATTATTGTTTTGGGCGGAGCGTTCAAACGACTTTCAGGAGTAAGTGAACAAACTGTTGTTGGCAGTAAGTATGTAGAATACAGCATTCTTCCAGATTACGGATTTATTCAAGAACCAGTAGTTAGCATTAGGCAGGAGAAGAATGTTGAAGATATGACTATAGACCAATTGTGGGAGGTACTAGGTAGAGAGGGTATTCAGATTCATTCGGCCTGAAGTATCACAATGAATAATATGTTACTTCTCCTTTAACTTAATTGCTAAGAATATTATGACCGCAACAAGTATGACGGGAATACTAAATATTACATATAACTGCCATTTACCGTCCATCAAATTAAGCTCCTAGTTTCTTCGTTTTATCTTAGTAATATTTCCCTTATTTCATGAAAATATTTTTTACATTTGCAAATGATGATGCGGATGGATCTTGGATAGTTTTGAATATTGAAGAACATGGACGTAAATGAAGTCACCCGCGTAAGGAGCAGTTACACGGGTGGGGTAAATAGGGAAAGTAATTGTCTGGAGCAATAACATTATATGTCATAAGATGATCGAATGTGAATATTGAAGAATTTGAGATCGTGAGATGAGAATTAAAAACACCCCCACTGGATGGAGGTGTTCTTGAAGGGGGTTGATGCATTATCAATATATTCAAAATATTGGAAATTGTCTCAGGCAATTACCTAACTAAAAAAAGTTCGAAATACAGAAGGGTAGGTATTATTAATATTTCTAAATCCTCCGACCTGATGGGAAATTTGCAATGCTACATATGAAGCATTTATATGTTTTAATCCTTTTAATTGCTTCAAGTTTTCACAGTGTATGCACTTCATATCAATCACCTCCGAGAATATTATGCCCGAAGGCCAATATTGTATATTCAACCAGAAAAGGAAACAAAAAACACCTCGGCAGGATAGAGGTGTTTAAGATAAATCTATAGAACGAAAGGGAGTAACTTATCTATATTCTAAATATTTTCAATTGGTGCTTATTTAACTTCTATTATTATAGAATTTGTGTTTTTAAGTTCAATATTCTGAAGAAGTTCAATTAATTTTATTGCAGCATTCCATTGTCCTTGCTCAACACAAGCCTGAATGATTTCAATAAGCTCCTGCTTAGTTATCATTTGATACTTTCTCGTCATGATATAACTGTATCGCCTCCTTTTTATCCCATTTATATCCAATAAGTAATAGCTATATGCTGATGAGAAACGCCCTAAAGAATTCATTAGAAATTAATTATAATTTCAAGGGAAATTTTGAATATTGAGAGTCATAAGGAGGAAACTATGCGCCCAATCCTAAAAACTTCAACTACGATTCTACGTGGAGTTTTAGCCGGACACTGCGGCACGGTATTGCAATACTTTATGAGCTCGAATGAAGTTGAGTTAGAAATTGATGAACACACAACGGTGATTACATCAGCGGACAATATTGAGGAGTAAGAAGGAAGGCTATAACCACGTATGAATACAAGAGCACTTAGCCTAATCGAAACTACTTTAAAACCAATGATTGAAATTCGTAAGAGAGACATTAGTAAAATGGTAATGAACGTAACACCAACTTCTCCTCTTGTCGAACGGGGAATTGTAGAAACGAAGTACGGACCATTGCTCGTTGTCCCAAATAACTGGCTTCAAAAGGGAAGCTGTTACATTGTGGAAGAGATAAGCAAGGGGAGCGTATTCGGTTGGGTAACGAGGAACGAGAGGAGTGGTTGAGTTGAATATTGACGATTCCCAGAAGTTTAGTTCATTTGCTTGGCTAAATGGATACTATGCTGTTATCGAGTCTTCTAAACCTACAAATAAACAAGCCGAATTAGCAGTAAAGTCATTGATCCAGTTTTTTGGAGCTCAAGATGAGAATCAGATATTAAACTGTGGAGATAAGGAATTAATCGCCATGTATAATCAAATGAAAGAAGTAATATTAAATGCTGTCAAAAAATAAAAAAATCCTCTGCGAATTACCTTGGCCGGGCTCGCAGAGGATTATGTAATTCCATACACCAATTATACTATAAAAAACGAGGTGTGTGGATAATGATGGTAGCCGAAATTGATACAAATCAATTTTCATTATTTCCAGAAGCAAATAGTGCAGACATGAAAAAAATGCGTGTTAATCTAGATAAATATAAAAAAATGAAAAAAACGAAAGAAGACTTAGAAAAGCATAATGATCGGGAGACTTTGCAGCGTTCAGATGTTTACAAGCGACTTGAAACAATGGTGATGAAGATCGGGAGAGCCTACAACTTAATCATTGAGCAAGATGTTAGAGAGATTATTGCATATCGATACATTGAAGGCCACGACAGATATGAAACCATTTGCAAGTTTGATCTCTGTGAGCGGTCTATTGACAGGAAAGTTTATGAAGGAATTAAGTCTATAGCAAACACCTTCAAGCTGTGGGAAGAATTACAATAAAAACGTGTCTGTAAAAATGCAATTATGAGTCTCGGGGCAGTCCGCGATCGTGATTATAAAAAAGGTACAGTTAGATCATAGAGCAGAAGGTTGCTCGGGTGATACCTACTGTACCTTTATCACATTGTAGGACTCGGTCATGCCGTGGATCAGATCGTTGATCTTAGACGTTTAGCGTCAGTGGTGTGGTGTGAGGTGGGGTTAGATGCCCCAGCTCGTAAGAGCACTAGGAAGTGCATGTCTATTCAGGCATTCAGTTCCTTTTGTTCATACGGCTACCTTGGGCAAGGGAAATTTAACGGTCTGCTTTTCCGACAAAAATCAGACATATCAAAAGAGCTGCTAACGTAGCTCTTTTTTTTAATTTGGAATTCAAGGAGGGAGGGAACGTGCAATCTAGGAAATCATTAAAACCAATTATTCAACCGGCTAAATGTCGTGGGTGTGTTTGGGGAAGATGGCAAGATACTGTCCAATTTTGTTCGCGAGTGATATGTCAGAAAGAAAGCACGGAGTCTGTTCATATTCCCAAGCGATTGGGATTTTAAAGTGAGGTGGTGATAGTGAACTTTGTTCAACCAATCAGAGATCCAGAGATCATGGAAGATATTAAATTGCATCTAAGAGACACGAATGAGAGAAATTACATATTATTTATGCTCGGTATTAATACTGGCCTTCGTATTAGTGATGTATTACGACTTCGTGTTAGAGATGTTTTAGGTACCCATATCTCGCTTCGTGAAAAGAAAACAAAAAAAGAAAAGCGCATATTGATCACTCCTGAATTGAAAAAGGCACTAGTTAATTTTGCCAAAGATAAACCGCCTCATGAATATTTGATTCAGAGTCGTGAAGGTAAAAATCGACCAATAGGTAGAAGTATGGCGTATAAGCTGATCAGACAAATAGCAGATGAATTTGGACTGGATGATATCGGCTGCCATACGCTCAGGAAAACGTTCGGATACCTGTTCTACCATCAGACAGACAAGGATATTGGCATGTTAATGAAATTCTTCAACCATTCCTCAGAAAAGGTCACACTTCGGTATATAGGCATTGAACAGGACACAATGGACACAGCATTAAAACGCTTCAAAGCCTAGTCAGTTCTCCATATTGCGGATAGGTGTAACTCATTTATCTAAACTCGTAAAAGTCCTTTAAAAGCAAGGGGAGAACGTCTGTTAACGAGTTACCCACAATACCCATTAAGGGTAATTCAAACGTTCACAAAGTGTTCTATTTTTAGCGAACAGGAGGTGAGGGGAATGTTTAAAAAATGGTGGTCTAAACGTACTGCTAAAGAGCCAGTATCTAAGCTGAAATTGAGTCGTCGTGATCGTAGACGGATATGGCGAGATAGCTGGAATCACTTAAGGGGGTCCATTTAATGCCGCCAAAACCAAAGAGGCCATGCAGCCATATGGGGTGTCCAAAGCTAACCACTGAGCGTTATTGCGCTGATCACGGGAAGAGTATTCAACAAGAATACAACCAACAGCGAGGGTCCTCAACTCAACGGGGATATAACTCTAAATGGCGCAAGGAGAGGTTGCGGTATCTTTTTAAGAATCCATTGTGTAAGCACTGCATGGTTGAGGGCAAGGTTATAGAGGCTTCCTTGATTGACCACATAATACCGCACAAAGGAGACCAAAAACTGTTTTGGGATCAAAAGAATTGGCAGCCTCTGTGTAAATCACATCACGATTCGAAGACAGCTAGGGAGGATGGGGGGTTTGGTAGATGAGAGTTGAGTCAATAAAGGTGGATGAGATTAAATCGAATAATTGGAATCCAAATGAGATGGAGTCGAATATATTTGATTCTCTTGTAGTTAGCATCAAGGAATATGGTGTGCTGCAGCCCATTTTACTTCGGGAAGATATGACAATTATCAAGGGTGAGAAGCGCTGGAAAGCGGCTAAAGAAGCAGGACTCCTTGAGATAATAAGTGTAATAGTTGAAACTTCTGACGAAGAAGCAAAGTTGCTGAATATCAGTCTTTCTCACCTTAGGGGGAAAACCAACGAAGAGATGTTAGCTTCTCTGATTGTCGATCTGTCACAGCATATTGATATTAGTGACATTTCTATTCAGACAGGATATTCAACAGATGAGCTTAACCATTTCATTGAGGAACTACAATCGGATACTGAGGTTCCTAAAGCGGTAGTAGAAGACAACTTTGATATCGAAAAAACATTGCAAGAAATAAAAGAACCTCAATCAAAGCGGGGACAGAGATGGGCCCTAGGGAGGCACTTTCTAATGTGTGGTGATTCGACTTCACACGACGATGTCTTGCAATTAATGAATAATAAAAAGGCAAATCTAGTCGTGACGGATCCACCTTACAATGTTGCTGTTAAGAGCACCTCAGAAAAACTCAATGCCGATGGTCGTGGTCAAATTATGAATGATGATATGGATTCAGAATCATTTCGAGACTTCTTACAGAGAGTATTCAATAACTATTCTGCAATAATGGATGAACATGCCGCGATTTATGTATTTCATCCATCTTCATACCAACGAGAGTTTGAAGATACTATGAACCAATCTGGTATTTATGTGAGAACTCAATGTGTATGGGTTAAGAATGCTTTTAGCTTTAATTTTGCTCAATACAAATATAAGCATGAGCCCGTGTTCTATGCGCACCTAAAAGGGAAAGTTCCATCCTGGTATGGGGATTTTAAACAAACGACTGTTTGGAAATCGGGTTTACCAGTTGTTGATTTAGAGCCATGTACGATCTGGGAAGTATCACGCGGTGATACTCAGAAATATGTGCATCCTACACAAAAACCACTGAATTTACTTGAAATTCCTATAGGAAACAGTAGTAAGAAAGCTGATATTATTGTCGATTTATTTGGTGGTAGCGGTTCGACGTTGATGGCATGTGATCAAATGGACAGGATTTGCTATACGATGGAGCTAGATCCTATTTTCTGTGATGTTATCATGAAACGATATGAGGAATTAACCGGTATTAAACCTGTGTTGTTGTCTGAAATATAAAAGGAAGAGCGCTGATACGCTCTTCCTTTTTCCCAGGTCACCCTGTCTGAGATAGTGGAAGTCCGTGGCCACGGTGAGAAAAGCCACTATCTCTGTTTCCAATAATAACGGATGGCAGAGGTGACTACAATGAAAAGTTCTAATGAGGTGCTAGAAGAGCTTGATAAAAGTAAGTCAAAATATAGATCGATCATACAAGCAGGCATAGCGAAATGGATTAAGGATTTTCAAGATGGGCGCATAAAAATAAACAGCGTTGAAGATCTGAAAAAATTAATTGAAATGGATATCGACATTCTCAAAGAGGATTATGTTATGAAAAGAAATACTGAATCCAAACAGAGAGAAGTCAAATCAACTAGAAAATGATAAGGGTGTGATAAGAATGAAAGCAGAAATTAAACTAATCGATGGAACAGCCTTACCGATTGATGAATTTGAACTAAATAGAATTAAAAGCAAGATTGCAAACTCAGCACACAGCTCACAGGTTGTAATCACTACATCCGATGCGTATGGGGTGGACTACATCTTCCCATTCTCTAGCGTGCTTTGCATTCGTACTACTGTTGAGACTGAGCAAGATCAGACAGCGGATGATCAAGCAGAAATTGCCGATGATCATGCTGCATTCATTGAAGGGCTATCTGTTGATGATTTGAAGGAGCATCTTAACATCGTAACTGATGCAGCTGCTGTTCAAACGATCATGGCGCTCGAGCAGGCGAGGACTGAGCCAAGAAAGAGTGCATTGAAATTGCTGGATGAAAAGCTTAAGGTATTAGATGTAAATAATACTTTAAACTAAAAGGGTATAGACTTATTGCCTGCCGCTAAACTAACGGGAAGAATAATTGGATATAACCATTAATTACATTGCCTAAATAATTCCAGCAAACTAAACTGATACAGTATCTTCTTTAATAAGCAAAGAAAGGTTTTGATATCATATGAAATTCGAAAAATTTCCAATATTAATAACTGAACGATTTATTTTGCGTCAGATGACAATTGAAGATGCACCAGCAGTATTTAATATCTTTTCTGATGCTGATGTAACGAAAGATATGGGCGAAGATCCATTTAAAAGTATTGAACAAGCTGAGGATTTAATTGATTTTATGAACAACCTATTCAATAAAAATAAGGCTATTCGTTGGGGAATTATTAGTAAAGAGGATAATACCTTAATAGGTACATGTGGATACAATGGCTGGGAGATTCATCGAGGCTCTCGTGGAGAAATCGCGTATGATCTAGGTAAAAAACATTGGCGAAAAGGTTACATGACTGAAATAGTGAAATGCTTAATTACTTTTGGATTTGAAACAATGGGACTATACCGAATAGAAGCATTTACAAATGTCGATGCTATTCCATCCATAAATTTATTGAAGAAAATTGGGTTTAATGAAGATGGCGTACTCAGAGGTTATTCTTCTTCAAATGGGGTTTACGTCGATAACCGTTGTTTTTCTATGTTAAAAATTGAATGGAATTAACGTGTTTTAGAAATCGCCTATACATCTATAATTAGGATGATAAGCCTTTGACCCGTAGGTTGCTGAGCTAACGAAAGTACGATAGTTGAATGAGTAACCAAGACAAGGCTGCCGAATGAATCGGCAGCCTCTTTGTGTGCTAAGTGGTTTGGATCCCCCCGGGGGTAAAAAATATTTAAAAAAGCCATAAGAGACCGCGTGTCCCTCTAATGTGAAAAAATGTCCCCGACGAAAGTTTCTGATGGGAGGAGGTCAAAGTGCCTTGAATGAAGTCATTAAATTCAACCATATGCGAATTGGTCAAAAGGGCGGCGGCAAGCATTGGACAAAAAAAGAAGTTGAAGATCGGGAAGCAGCTGCGAAAAAATTTGAGCGAAAGAAAAAGCGGAAATTAAAGGTTCCAGACTGGCTCACCGATGAAGCCCGGAAGGTTTGGCGGAAAACTATTAAGGACATGGAAGAATTCGATGTGTTGGATAAGGTAGACGAGGATGTTCTCGGGACTTATTGCGATGCGGTTGCCAAATATCAGCATGCAAATGATTTAATCGATGAACATGGCTACACTGAAGTGAATGCGCAGGGCAATACAGTAGTGAACGCATATGTAAAATTGGCACAAGGATACTCCCGCATTATCCTAGCCTATTCGAATAAGCTTGGTCTAAATGCAGATGCCCGTGCGCGATTGACTAAAAAGATAGCGGACGGTTCCGGTGATTCTGATGAAGACCTCTTCGAATGAATGGGATGATATTCATCCAACGAATCGTTACGCTGCTGAGATTGTCTCGGGTGTCCGGCCTAGTTGTAAAATGGAATTGTTGGCATGCGAGCGGCATCTTAATGATCTTCAACGTCAAGCGACGACTTCATTTCCGTATGTGTTTGATGAGAGTCGTGCCGATCGTATCTTTGAATGGTTTGAACGATGCTGTCGCCATGTTCGAGGTCCATTTAGTGGCGAGTTAATAGAGCTCGCAGATTTTCAAAAGTTCGATCTAGGATCAGTCTTTGGTTGGGTACACATGGAATCAGGAAAGCGGCGCTTTAAACGATCCTTTAAT